TGTGCCATGGCGTAACGGGGGACCCCGCCACCCCGTGCGTCAACTGCATGGGGACCGGCCTCGTCCACGCCTTCCAGCCGCAGCCGATCAACCGGCCACTGCCATGACCTGCGACGTCGATCTCAAGGACCGCATCAAAATGCTCGAAGACGTGCTGCTATCACGCCACGGCGGAGAGCCTCTCGCCCTGCTGGATGAACTGGACGCTTGGCGTCAATACGCCCTAGACGTCGAGGAGTTCACGGAGAATCAGCTCGGCATCTACCTCGACCGAGCGAAATGGGACAAGGTGAAGGGTGGAAAACCAAAGGATGATCAATGACCTGCCTCCACGAACCCGAGGACCGCATCCACGCCGAGCCGACGACGTGCCGCCGGTGCCGCGTGGAGATCGAGGCCATTCCGTGCGAGGAGTGCGAAGGGGACTGTCACGTTGACAGCTACCCATGCCATGCCTGCGACGCGACCGGGTGCGATGGATGGATGGAAGCGCGATGAAGCCAAGTGTCCACCCAATCGCGTGGATGATTCGCCCCAAAGGGGCATCCATGTTCGACGAGCGCGCAATCGAAATTCGCATCGAGGACGAGGCTGCCGGGCCGTTCGTTGTTATCAAAATCCAGTTGGACGAGGTGAAGCCCGGCGAAATCTCGATTGACCCAAGTGAATGGCCAACGCTCCGAGCCGCGATTGACGCAGCCGTGGAGGCCGCGAACGAAATCGAAAATGACCAGAAAGGGGATAAGCCATGAAACTCGGATGGACAGTGATGACGTTTCGGAAGCAGCGCTTTGTCGCGAGGAGGGAAGCGCGATGAAGCCGCCCATCGCCGCTCTCATGGGCTGCTCCCGTCGCGTGGCCGACGCGAAGCGGGACAATCTTGTTGAGGCCAACAAAATGGCCTGCCGCCACGCGCCAGCCGAGCCCGTCGCCGCGCTGACCCACGTCTGCAAGCACTGCGGCGTCTCGATCGACTGGAAGCCGTGCATGGATTGCAACGGCCTCGGCGTCCCATGGGGCGCAGGATCGCGCTGCGTGGCCTGCCGAGGCTCCGGAATCGACCGATGGGATGCTGTGCCATGAGTGCCCCCGTCTGGTACGTCCTCACCGTGGACGGCGTGCCCGTCGCCCAGCCCCAACGCTCCGGCGCCATCGTCGCCCAGGCTGGCCGCGTCCGAGCGCATGGCCGACGTGTGGCCATGCGGACGGCGACGCAACCAAAGCCTGGGGTGGAGGTCTTGCCATGACACAATCCGAGTACGTCAAGCACAGCGGCCTGTCGAAGGGCCAGGTGTCCAAACTGGTTGCCAAGGGAATGCCAATGACGTCCGCCGCGGCGGCAGACGCGTGGCGCGGATCGACGGCACGACGGCACCCGCCATCGCTCCCCAAGACGGCCCCAGAGCCCACCCCTGAGGCTGGCCCCTACCGCCCGCCGGAGGTCGAAACCAAGGCGCCCGACCCGCAGGCCATCATGGCCGACAGCCCGCAGGGGGCCTACGAGCGGCAGCGAAGCATCGAGCGAGCAGCCTACGCCTTGGCCGTGCGCGCATTGAAGGCCGGGGCCAACGATGGCATAGAGAAGGTCAAGACCCACGCCCAGGCGGTCCGGTCCCTGCTCGCGGTCAAGCAGGACGTCCTTGACCTTGCGGAGCGAGAGCGACAGCTCGTCCCGGGCGACTGGGTGCGCGATGCCATGACCCGGCACGACGGCGTCATTGCAACGTTGGCCCGCGCGATGCCAAACACGCTCGCCGCCCGGATTTCGCCCCACGACCCCGAGCACGCCCGCGCGGAACTGTCGCGATGGGTAGAGGAGGTCTTCCTTAAGGCCCTACACGACACCAACCCATGGAAGGAATGAACACCACCCACCAAATCGAACACCAAGCCGTCTCCGCGCTCATCCCCTACGCGCGCAACAGCCGCACCCACTCCGACGAACAGGTTGCCCAGATTGCGGGCAGCATCCGGGAGTTCGGATTCACCAACCCGGTCCTCATCGACCGGGACGGAACGATCATCGCCGGGCACGGCCGCGTCATGGCCGCGCGCAAGCTCGGCATGGAGACGGTCCCATGCATCCGCCTCGGGCACCTTACCCAGGCCCAGGTGCGCGCCTACGTCATCGCAGACAACAAGCTGGCGCTGAATGCTGGATGGGACGAGAACATGCTTCGGGCGGAACTTGCCGACTTGTCATCCATCGGCTTTGACTGCGCTGTGGTCGGCTTCGAGCCAGCCGAACTCGAAAAACTCATCGGAGCCTTCGACGCATCGGGCACAACAATGCCGGAGCTTCCATCCGGCGACCGGGCACCATTCCAGCAGAAAACTTTCACGCTTCACGACGAGCAAGCGGCAGAGGTTGACGCTGCCATCGAAAAGGCAAAGGGCCTTGGGCACGGGCAAAGCGGGGTGAACGAAAACAGCAACGGCAACGCCTTGGCATTCGTTTGCCAATGGTTCAACCGGCAGGAAGTGAAGCCATGAGCAGCGCCAAGGAAATCGTCGTGAAGCCTATCTCCAGGGCGGACGCCGACCGCATCGTCAAGGCGTGCCATTACTCGGGCAAGGTCGTTCAAAACTCCCAACTGCATTTTGGAGTCTTCCTCGACGGGAAGTGCGGCGGCGCGATGCAGTTTGGTCCAAGCCTAGACAAGCGGAAGATTCAGGGCCTCGTCGAAGGAACGCTTTGGAATGGCTTCATCGAGTTGAACCGGATGGCGTTTTCGGACTGGCTCCCGCGCAACTCCGAAAGCCGCGCAATATCCGTAGCCATGCGTTTGATGCGGAAGCATTACCCGCATATCGAATGGGTCGTTTCGTTCGCGGACGGAACGCAGTGCGGGGATGGGACGATTTACCGGGCGAGCGGATTTGTGCTGACGGGTATCAAAGAGAACACCCAAATATGGGAGGCTCCATCCGGTGAAACATTCTCAAGGACAAGCCTAACAGACGGAAGCAGCAAGCAGCAGCAGCAGCAGCAAGCCAGGGTTGTCGCATCACGCACAACGCTAACCAAAGGAGCGCATGTTTTGGAAAGCGGGGCCGCGTCGATGAAGCAATTTGCAAGCGCTGGATGGAAACCTCTCCCCGGCTTCCAACTCCGCTACATCTACTTTCTGAACCCTTCCGCCCGCCAACGCTTGACCGTTCCCGTTTTGCCGTTTAGTGAAATCGCACGCCGAGGGGCAGGAATGTACCTCGGCAAGCCACGAAGCGCCGGAAGTGACACGAAGGACACGGCGGGCGACCAGCCCGCAAAGGGCGGTTCATCCCCGACCCCGGCGCTCCAATGACCGACCTCCAACGCAGCCTGCTGGACTTCCGCCGCCAGCTTTACCGGCCGACACCGCGCCAGACGGTCGTGGACTGGGCCGAGGGCAACCTCGTCCTCACGCAGCGCCAGACCGAAAGCCCCGGACCGTTCCGCACCGCCAACCGGCCGTACATGCGCGAGCCGCTGAACAACTGGCGCGACCCGCAGGTGCGCGAGACGGTGCTGTGCTGGGGATCGCAGACGGCCAAGACAACGACGATCATGGCGGGCCTTGCGTGGCTCATCGCCAACGCCCCGTCGCCCGCGCTGTGGCTGATGCCCAACGCCGACCTCGCGCGGTCGTTCAGCAAGGGCCGCTGGCTGCCGATGCTCGAAGACTGCCCGGCCGTCACGGCCAAGTTCCCGGCCGACCCCGACAAGATCACCAACCTGGAGCAGCAGTTCATTGACTCCACGTTGACGTTCATCGGGTCCAACTCCCCGGCCAACCTCGCGTCTCGCCCTGTCCGCGCCCTCATCGCGGACGAGGTGGACAAGTTCGCCGAGGCGACCGCCAAGGAGGCCGACGCCCTCGACCTGGCCGAGCAGCGACTCAAGGCGTTTTCGTCGTCCATCGCGTTCCTCACGTCCACCCCTACGACGTCAGAGGGCCGCATCTGGCAACGGTTCCTTCGCGGAGATCAGCGCCGGTTCTACCTCCCGTGCCCCCACTGCAAGCAACCCATCAAGCTCCTATGGGAGCAGGTGAAGTGGGACGACCAAGGCAAGCAGGCGAAGGACGAAGACGGCAAGTGGGACTTCCGGCGTGTCGTCGGGCTGGCCCGGTACGAGTGCCAACTGTGCGGCGGGCACATCACCGACGCGCACAAGGTGGCCATGCTCCGGCAGGGGGAATGGGTTGTGGAGAACCCCAACGCCATGCCAGGCGTGCGGTCCTATCACCTCTCGTCGCTCTACTCTCCGGACCGCTCCTGCACGTGGGGCCGACTCGCGGTGAAGTTCATCGAGGAGCAGGAGAGCATCCTGGGCCTGCAAGGCTTCATCAACGGCATGCTCGCCGAGCCGTGGGAGAACCAAGGGGCCCCGACCAAGCGCGATGAGCTGGTGGTGTCCGGAGCCGACGGGCTGCCGCAGGATGTCGTTCGCTTCCTCACCGTGGACTGCCAAGCCCGCGAGCCCTACTTCTGGTTCGTGGTCCGCGCATGGGACAAGGACGGAAACAGCAGGACGGTGGACGCAGGGCCCCTCGACACCTGGCAGGACATCCGTGACAAGCAGCAACAGCACGCCGTCGAGGATCGCCACGTCATCATCGACTCCGGATTCGACGCTCCCACGGTGTATGCCGAGTGCCTGCGCTACGGGAAACTGATGCCGCGCACGGGCCTGGTGCCGTTATGGGTTGGGTGGATGCCCTCGAAGGGAATGCCCCGCGCGGGTTGGCGAAACCCGAAGACGAACACCGAGCTGCCGTTCTTCCTTCGTGGAATCGACCCGAGGATCGGCGACAACCACGGCGTGAAGCGGTCGCTGGAGCTCAAGCTCCTGGAGTTTAGCACCGACACCACGAAGGACATACTGGACCGGATCAGGCGCGGGAAGACGGCGCTTCGGTGGGAGGTCGCGCAAGACGTCGCCACGGCCGAGTATTGGCGGCATCTCGATTGCGAGGTGAAGACGCGCAACTTCTCGAAGCAGACGGGCCGCGTGACCTACACGTGGCTGCCGCGCTCGAAGCGGTGGCCGAACCACCTTGCCGACTGCGAGGTCATGCAGGTAGCCGCCGCCATCTTTTTCCGCCGCCTCAACATCCACGCCCAGCCTGCCCATGAGGACGCAACAGCCTGAACTCCTGACATGCAAGGAACTTGCCGCAGCCTTGCGCCGCAACGTCTCATTCGTGTGGGCCATGCGACGCCGGGGCTTCATCATGCCGGGCGGAACCGCAACCCTGGAAGAGGCTCGCCTTTGGTTGCTTACCAACCCGCAACCGAGGCGAAACGCCAACCACGGAAGCGCACGGCAGCGCGTGGAAGCGTGACGCCATCGCCACGGGGCCACGCTCGTGCGGACCTTGTGACGTGGGCGTCAGCAGTGCATTCGCACGGAGCTATTTGCGCAACGCTTGGGCCGAGGCCCAGGCGGCCGGGCAGACCTTGCTCGCGAAGCTGAACGCCCTCAACGCGACGGCCATCTCCAACGCCGGGAGTGGCAAGACCATCGTCTCAACGTCCGGCAACGGTCGGTCCGTTTCCTTCGACGCTAACAGCGCTGGCAACAAGCCGTCCGACATCGTCGAGATGCTCGACCGCATGTTTCGCCTGTACGATGCCGCCGTCGCGGCGGGCAACGCCACGGACGCGACCCGCTACGCCTACATGCTCGGGGGGCTCGTCGCCGCGCGCAGCGTGCGGAATGACTTCCGGCTGATGCGCAGCCCAAGGCCCAACGAGGAATCCATCCCGCTGTACCCGTGAACCTCGTTCGCCGCATCACAACCGCCGCCCGCTTCGTGCTCCGTGGACCGGGGCCGCAGGCGCGCTACGAGGGCGCGCGGCGCACGCCGATGCGGTCCAACATCCCCGCTGTCGTGCAGTCGGCGCGATGGGACATCACGCACGCAGCCCGCTACGAGATCCTCCGCAAGAGCCGCTACTTCGAGAAGAACAGTGGGCTGTGCAATAGGTTGGCCGACATCTTCGAGCAGTACACCGTCGGGCAAGGACTGCGCATCTTGCCGGATTCATCCGACGCGACTTGGAACACCGCCGCGCTTGCCGAGTGGGAGAGCTGGGGCCGGTTCGCGGACCTGTCCTCGCGGCAGTCGTGGGCAACGCTCCAAGGCGTCATCGCCCGCACGCTGTTCATCGACGGGGAGATTTTCATCCTCCTGACGGCGGGCGCCGGAGACTTCCCCAGGGTGCAGCTCATCGAGGGCCACCGCGTGCGGACCCCGCCCAACATGACCGAGGGCAAGGGCATCGTGGACGGCGTCGAGATCGACGGCAACGGACGGCCCATCGCCTACTACATCGCGAAGGACGACGTCGCATACTCCAACGAGTTCGTGCGCCAGCCCGCGGACTTCGTGGTTCATGTCTTCGAGCCGGGCCGCGCGTCGCAGTATCGAGGGCTGCCGATGCTGTACCCGGTAATGAATCAGCTCCACGACCTCGACGACCTTGAGGTGTTGGAGATGCAGGCCGCGAAGGACCAAGCCAAGACCACCAAGGTCATCAAGACCAAGGAAGGCGAGCTGCCCGGCGATGAGGACCTGATTCGCGGCACGACGATTGGCACCGACGGGGCCGAGCGCGCGGACTACTACCAGGACGTTTTCGCGGGTTCCGCCGCCGTGCTGCGGCCGGGCGACGAGTTTCAGCAGTTCCCGGGGGA